GGCGTTCTTGGTTGCCCGTAAATTTGCTCAAACTCTGTGATGTTTCCTACACCCACCACTTCATCAGTGGGACCTTCGTTAGCGAAACCTGCCATATATGTTGTTGTACCCTGTGAAACTGTTCTAAGTGAAAGATCAGATTCACGAATCTCAACCCCAGGAGATTGTATTGTCCTATTAGCCATAAAATTATTTATTCTTTTTGAATAAATATTTTCTTATTAATTCAATAATTTAGTGTGTAACTGTGAGTAAACAAACGTGAAGGAAGATTCTATTTCATCAGACGTTCTATAGTTATATTCTAAATTACCTAAAGTGACTGGGAAAGCTTTAGTGTATGTAAACTCTATGCGTCTATTCTCATATTCATCTAACCCATATAACGTCATATCAGTCTGATAATTATTAAATTCGTTGTCAGGGTCCAAATCTGCATCATCATATACACCTGTCTTTTGATCATGCATTAAATTTAACCATTTGTATATAACCCAGTAATTGTTGAACTCATTGTCAGCTGTGAAGTTAACTGTTACTGGTGGGTAAGCCTCTCTTGCATGAGCAGATTGATACAAATTGCTGCCTGCGTATGGTATCTCGATAGATGGGACAGTAAGTTCTGGTACAACAGCCCCGTAAACAGATAGTTGAAGCTTGTCCTCAATAATATTATTACTGTTACGCGAGTTATTTTCTCGTACATTTATTTCTCTTAACGCTGGAGGTATAGAAAAGATAAGTACAAACTTATCTAGACGGCTCTTGTTTAAGATAGATTGATTATTTTGGTTTACTGCCATCGTAAATATTTATTCTAGAGGTTGAAAGCCATGCATTTCCAATTCATCCATTTCTTCTTCTGCTTGATTATCACCCATACCAAACACAATAGGAGGTAACATATTATTAGCACCAACCACTTCATTGTCAGCATAAAGTGAGGTAGCATCTTCAAAGAACTTTAATCCAAAGTCCATAGCTTCAATAACCATAGGTTTACCTCTATCATCTAATTCAAGTATCTCAAAGAAGCGTTCAGTAATTTCTTTCTCTAAGATAAAGAGCGCGTAGAGGGTAGCCATAACTCTATCATCATGATGACTCTGTCTCGCTTTCCACGTACCGTTAGGATATCTTACAAATGATCGTAACTCTTTTAATGTATCTTCATCACGAATTGTAACTGAACGCGCTTCATTAATATAATATCTCATATTAAGCACGCCTTTATACTTAGTATTTGTATGCGCGATCATTCCTTGCATTATGTTTCGTCTATGACCTGCTTTATTGCCATATGATACTAACTTTTCATATCCAAAGTCATTAGCAAGTCTATCAACGATTTGAGCTCCAGGACCGTTACGCTCAATAAGAGCCAAAGGAGACCCGTAGTTTCTTAATATAGAATAGACTTTGTTAGTATAGTCAGCAGGAGGTATTTTATTATTAGTATAGCATGCTACTTGTCTTATATCTTTAAGATCAGTTATATCAAATATTTGCACTACTGATGAATCAACACCAACACCTTCTGCTGTATCTACCCCTGCAGCGTATACTCTAGATGGATCTGCTTCCTCCCAAATTTTATAATGACCATCATCTAAAACTATTTTAGGTTCACATAACTGTGATTGCATCTTCTCAAATAGATCATCATCGATAGAAGATTCACCTGAGTTAATAAACTGACAGCAAAACTCTTGAAGCCAAGCATCATGAGAGCCAATAGCTTGTCTAGTATTGTTAGCCCACATTTCATCTCTTCCTGGCACCTCATCCCATAATATTTTATCATACGCCCAACCATTTTCACCAGTCTCTGCTCCAGTATATAACTTATAAAATAGATTATCAGTTCCATTAGCGGTCGAACAAACAAATACTTTAGATTTTTTAGAAGAAGTAATAACAGGAAAGACTGACTTCCAAAACTCTTCTACTAAGTGAGGCTCAATAAATGCCATCTCATCAATAACAAGGCAGTTGACAGATTGACCACGAGCAGCTGTACCAGTAGTAGTTGTAATACCAATACGTGATCCATTCTCTAACGTCATAGATGTCTTAGCATATTCCTTCACCGGTGACTTCAACCAGTTAGGTAATTCTTCATAAGCCATCCTCACACGTTGAAAGATCTCAATCGCAGTAGCCTCTTTGTTAGCTACTAACAATATACGTTGATCTTTATTAAAGATTGCCTGCCATAGAATATAGATAGTCATCATAGTCGATTTACCTATCTGTCTAGAGGCAAGTTGTATAAAGAAACGATTATCTCTCATCTTGCGTAGAGCTCTTTTCTGCGCTTTATATAGTTGGATCTTTTCTCTACCTCTATCTAAGTTAACAATATAAAAGAAATTCTCAGCAAAGTATAAAATGTTTTTATGTGCTTTCGTTAAAGCTTTTACTTGTTCTTTAGTGTATTCACCCTTCCAGTTTACGTTGGGTAAATTTTTATTACCCATATAGTACATATTATCTTGCTGAGCCATTGAAAATATTTATTACTTACCATAAATAAATATATGGCTAAAAAGAAAGACCTTCAAAGTTTAGGTGAAGCATACGGTGCTATTTTAGATAAAGTAGTAGTCAATGAGAATGTTCCAGCGGGAACTATCGGTGAGGTTCCTCTCGAGCAAGGCGGTCCAACCGAACGAGGCGGATTTAAAGAGTCTGATGTTGACATTAACAAAGTTGGTGATAAAGAAAACGCTTATAATATAAAAGGATTATCTTATGGTGATGGAAATGATCCTGGTACAGGATGCGATCAACCTCTTGCAACTTCAGATGACGTAGCGGCACGTTATGGTATTGTTGGAAAAGAAGAAGATGAAGAGGATGAGACAGAAGAAAATGATGTCAATAAGGTTGAAGCTGATATAGCTGAAGATGAAGAAAGTAAAGCTAAAAAAGATTACGATGGTGATGGAGAGGTTGAATCTAGTACTGCAGAGTATATGGGATCAAAGGATAAAGCTATTAAGAAAGCAAAAGGTAAAAAACCAGAGGAGGAAGAAGAAGATACTGTAGATGAAGATGAACTACCTGTAGATCCTGAGGAAGAGGAAGAAAGTTCAGAAGAAATAGAGAAAATCGCTGAGGAAGGACTAAATATTTTTATGAAGCGTAAATCAGTTTTTGATAAACTCTATGATAAGGTCATGGTCAATGAAGATTTTGGCAGTGAACATGAAGAAGCAGATCTCGATGCACTCGGTCTTGATGATGCAGAGGCCGACGCCGATGCAGAAGGTGAAGTAACAGTTACTTTAGACAGAGAAATGGCACAGCACTTGTGTGACGTTCTTAAAGCTGCATGTGGAGACGAAGATGAAGTCGAAGCCGAAGTTGAACTCGGAGATGAAGATGAGCAATTTCCTGCTCAATTCGAAGAAGATGAAGAAGGAGAGCCTACTGCATTGAATACCCACTATAACGATGGTAAGCAGAACAAAGTAGGTAGTCTTAAAAATGCTGGTGGAGCTGCTAGTACTGGTGCAACTGGAAAAGTTGATGCTGGTTCTAATCTGAATACACACTACAACGACGGAAAGCAGAACAAAGTTGGCAATCTTAAGCCAGGTTCAAGTGCTTTTGAATAATTAAAACTAAAACGCAACAATATTAAAGCCTATCGTTAAATCGGTAGGCTTTTTTATTAAGTATATATATGAAGACCTTTAAAGAGTACTATCAAGGAGATAAGTACATGCATGCTGCAATGAGGACTGGTAAAAATTTATACGGAGGTACAGATAGAAAGCATCAAAATAATGTTCGTAAGGACTATAATTCTAAATGCCCTCACGTTAGAAATTTAATAAATGGTGGAGCACATCAAATTAAGCTGATGGGTCAACCTTTAATGGGTACACTTAATGTTTATGGCTTAGATTACGAGCCTGGAGTAACAAAAGGTCTTGGTAACTCAGGTGCAGAGGTAAAAATGTTTGAAGATGAAGAAGGTAATCAGTGTGGGATGCTTATGAAGAAGCCGATGAAGACTAAATAACTATATGGGCTGTAATCCAAATACTATTAACTGCACACCGGAAGAAGTTTTAGCAGCTACAGCTATTCCATCTTGCGGTAAGTTTGTAAATGCTACGAGCATGCAAGCAGAACAGTTAGTATTTGATCAAGCTTACAACGACCTAATTAACAATTACGGTATAGACGTTCAATACTATTTTAATCCGTTTAATTTATCAGCTGCTAATTTGTTATACGGTGAAGAGCCTACTAAAACGTTTCAAGGCCCACTTGAACTTCAAATGTATGTTGAGCTTAATAACGAAGCTATCTCATTACAAAGTTTCGGATTTGATGCTGCTGATGAGTTTACAGGTTATTTACATATAGACACATTTTATAACGCTGCGTCAGCAAAGTTTGATTATGCCAGTGTTGGTCAGTCTATAGAGCCTAAGTCTGGTGATCTTGTAGTCATAGATGCATTAAGCTGTATGCGAACAAACGGTAGGGGTGCAAAGGTGTATGAGATTACAGAGCGAATGGATCAAGATGTTTCAGCAATGAACCCACTACTCGGTACATATGTATATAGAGTGAGAGCTAAACGATACGAATACTCATTTGAGCCTGGCGCGCCTATTGAGCCAGTTAATGATCAGGTATTTGAAAACTCGTTTAGTGGCGTTCTATCTACTAGCATACCAGGTGATAGTGTTTCAGATGATAAGTCCTTTGATTGGGATATTAATGAAGACTCGAAAGATAACGTGTATGATATGGATGTCAATGATAATGATATCTATGGCAATTATTACTAAAAAGCCTCCACGCCGCTAGACGTGAAGGCTCATATAACACTAACGAAGTTAAACTAGACTATTTGCAATCTTATTAGCGTCAAATATTTGACTAGGATTTTCATATTGACATTCATGAAGCGCTCCTGTAAAGCTGTAATCATATAGATATGAATCAACAGTACCTTCTAGAAACTCTTGTGAAGGTTTAATGTTATGATGTAAATCATAGCCGAAAGTTTCTGGTTGAGTAGCTACCCACACAACAGTTGAGGGTAAGTTCATTGCAGCTGCAGCATGCTGAAGAGAAGAATCAATTAAGAGTCTCTTTGATGAGTAGAGTAAAAGACCAAAGAGAACTTTTTTAGGCATAGCACCATCAACGCGCTGTACATTCTCTAGCTGAGGGTGCAGGTCATAACAAACATGTACAATATGATACCTATCATGTAGAGCGTTGACAATGTTTTGAGCTACTGTAGGGTGAATATCTCTAGTCCATGAATATGGAGTCTCTTGATGCTCTTTACCTGGACCTCCGAATGGTTGAATAAGCAGTACTGGCTTATTGGTTGGATTCTGTATAATCCTTCCAGCTTCTTCTTTCTCTCTAAAGTTTAATAGTAACTCTGGTGTAGTACCCGCTCGAGGTACATTAATTAAATCACACCAAGAATCAATAAGATGCTT